TTAAACCCTAATTTTGCCACTGAAAAAATAAAAATTCCCGAACTTAACACATATGAAGTAATAACTAAAAGATATGCTAACGTTAGTATTAGAGAATATTGGAAAAATGAAGTTGATAGTTATTTTGAAGATGAAGATGATGTTAATGATTTTATTTCTTGGTTTGGTGATGATTGGTGGGAAGGTGAAATGATTGATAGAGAAGAGTATGATGAAGAAACTACAGATACCGATATTGATGAAATAAATAAATTAACTTGATATTTATTATAAAAACAAAAAAATGAAAGTCGGAGAATTAAAATCAAAAATAGAAAATCAACTTGTTGAGTCATATAAAAAAAATTCATTCAAAGAAAATATTTTTATTTTCGAAGAATTGGTTTTGAAAAATAAAAACATCTCAAAACTTTTTTTCTTATATGATGAGTTGTCAAATAAAAAAGGACTTTCAGAAAATGTTGCAAACGAATTCATAAATGAGTCAATCGTGGCTTATGAAAATTTGATCAACAAAGTTAACCCACTACACTTAAGAGAATTAAATGCTTGGGTTGGTCATCAAAAATGTGAAAACAATTATGAAAAAATTGATAATTTATTTTCCACAAATGTTCTAACTTTAGAAAACAAAATCAAAAGTAAAAAAATAATTTTAGAAAGTTTAAAAAAACCTGAAATAGAAAAAAAAGATATTATTAAAGTTCCCTTGAAGTCTATGGTGTCTGTTGCTAATAAAACAATATCAAACTTTATTTCTACTTTGAGTGAATCTGAAAGAAAAGAATTAAAAAAGATTTTGAACACCCCAAAAGACACTTTGGTTGAGAATTATAATGAAACTAAAGATTTAGTAATTGAAAAATTAACAAATCAAAAAGATAATGAAAAAGATTCTGATACAATCAAAACTATTAATCAAGTTTTAGAAAAAATTCAAACAGAATCTTTTACAGAATTAAATTTTTACAAGTTAAAACAACTTAACGAAAGTCTTTAATCTTTATTAGATTTTAATTTCTGAATATAGACTGCTTTCTTTTTACCTTCCCGTATTTTAACCGATGGTTTAACAAATTCTTTTCTGTCAAATAAAATAGCATTTTGTTTGGTACGAATTATTTTTCCCTTTAAATTTTTTAAAGATTTTTCGATGTTCCCATTTTTAACTTCAACAATTAACATAATTTTTTTTCTTGTTTGATATAAATATAATAATTGATTACAATTATAACAAAATAAACAATTAGCATATGGAAAAAATATATGAAAAAAGGAAAAACTACCAAATTAACTGGTTACCGAACATTTAAATCTCATTATGGGACAATAGACTCTCAAAATCTAAAATCGATTTTTATAAACATACAAACATGGGTTGAACCAAAAGACGAGGTAGAAAATTGGAATCGAGTTGTGTTAAATATGTCAAGATCAGTCAAACACACAGTTTTAGATAAAATAAACAAAGAAGTATTCGACACAAAATTTATAGTTGATTTAGATCTTAGAACAAGCGGACTTCAACCAAAAAAGAAATCTTTTATGAATTTAGAAATTAATCTATTTTTATTAGAATCTATGGATTTCAAATCACCAAAATTAAAAAAATATGTAAAAAGTTTAATCAAAAATGTATATGGTGATGTGTTGGCAAAAAACAAATATTTCAAATGTTATCTAACAAAAAATGGTAATCAAAAACCAATAAAAAAAGAAATTGAAACTATTTAATATTTATATATAAAAATACTTAATGGAAAATTATAAAATTTTAGGACCAAGAGAATCAGGGAAAGGAATTCTTGTTGAATATGACGCTGGATATATTGATCCAAACGAAAGAAGAAATCTTCAAATGATTAGAGAAAGTAAAAATATGTTGGATCATTCAAAACCATTTGAGTTTTATGCGGTTCTTCAAAAATATAACACCCCAAATAGAAACGGAAGAATATATCCCGAAAAAATTCTTAAAAGAGAATCTGAGAATTATAAAAAAATGATTGATAAAGGAACTTCTCTTTCTGAGTTGAATCACCCTGAATCATCTTTAATCGACCTTGATAGAGTTTCTCATCTTATTACCGAAATATGGTGGGAAGGTCCAGTTCTTTTAGGTAAGTTAAAATTATTAACAAGTCCAGGTTTTCACGAAAGAGGTATTGTATCAACCAAAGGTGATTTGGCGGCAAACTATTTAAGACAAGGTGTAACGTTGGGTATATCTTCTCGTGGTGTGGGATCACTTAAAAAGGTTGGAGAACAAAATGAGGTTCAAGATGATTTTGAATTAATCTGTTTTGACTTAGTATCTTCACCATCAACGCCAGGAGCATATCTTTTTAGTGACCCAAAAGAAAGATTAAACTTTGAAGAAAATCTTGACGAAGAAAAAAGAATTAACGCCGAAAGACAAATTGGTGAAACAGGATCAAAATCGCTTGACTTAATGAATAGATTGTCCGATTATTTGAATAAATAATAAATTATGGACGAAAAATATTTTATCGCAAAGATTACAACCGATATGGTTGATACTGAAACTGGAAAAGTTAAAAAAATGAGAGAAGAAAAATTGGTTAGAGGATACTCACCTACCGATGTTGAGGCCAAAGTAACCAAAGTTTATGAAAATTACACGATGGATTGGAGAATCACTTCAATTTCTGAAAGTAAAATTGATGAGGTTATCGAATCATAAAAAATCATTTAATTTAGTTTAAAAATTGGGAAGAGACAATAGTCTTTTCCCTTTTTTTTTGTTTTATTGTGTCAAAAAAACAATTTTTTACTTTTTGATGATATTTATTAGAAAAATATTTTATAAAAAGTATGACAAACAACAAAAATGTAGTAGAAGACGCTCTTTTCCAAATCAAGAATTTGGAGGAGACTCTACAAGAAAATGCAAAAGGAATACTTCATTCTACGATGAGTGAAGAAATCAGACAACTAGTAAAAGAATCTCTGAAAGAACAAGATGAAGAAGAGGTTGACACAGATGAACTTGACACTGAAACTGAAGTTGAGGACGAAAACATGGATGACGACATGGAAATGGAAGATGAAATGGAAATGGACGATGAGGACATGGAAATGGATGACGAAATGGAAATGGATGATGAAATGGGTTCTGACGATATGGAAGATGAGGAAGAAACTATCGATATGACGGGAGCGTCAGATGCGGAAGTTTTAAGAGTTTTTAAAGCCATGGGTGATCAAGACGGAATCGTTGTGAAAAAAGAAGGTGAAAATATTCATTTTACTGATGGAGATAACGAATACATGATCCATTTGGGTGAATCAGAAGAAGATTCAATGATGGAAATGGATGATGAGTTTATGGAAGGTTTTGATAACGAAACACTCTATGAGATCGAAATGGATGATGAATCTGAAGTAGAAGAAACTATCTATGAAATTGAAATGGATGACGACATGGAAATGATGGAAATGGACGACATGGAAATGATGGAAATGGACGACATGGAAATGATGGAAATGGACGATATGGAAATGATGGAAATGGAAGATGAAATGGAAATGGACGATGAGGACATGGAAATGGATGATGAAGATTTTGACTCAGTTATGGAATCCGTTAAAAAAGCCATTAAAACTAAAGGTGTTGGTATTGGAAAAGGTCCTAAGTTTAGTTACGACAAAAAACCTAATATGAATGGAGGTTTTAACTCCAAAAGAAAAGAAGCTTTTGGAAAAGGAACTAAAGCGATGGGAACAGGAAAAGCCAAATTCGAATATAAAGAAGGCGAAAACATGGAAAAAAGATCTATGAAAAAAGTTGAGACAAAAGAAGCGTCAAGAACTTATGGTAATGGATCTAAAAATGGTAGCCGTGGTTTAAGAAAGGCAAGAACAAACAACAGAAATTATGAATACAATCCATTTAAAATTTCGGAATCTAATGAAGTAAACTCGTTAAGAGAGAAAAATGAAGAATACAGAAAAGCTCTTGATGTGTTTAGAACGAAATTGAATGAAGTTGCAGTTTTTAATTCTAACTTGGCTTATTCTACAAGATTGTTTACTGAACATTCAACCACAAAACAAGAAAAAATAAACATTTTAAGAAGATTTGATAATGTTGAATCTTTGAAAGAATCGAAAAATCTATACAGAGCCATTAAAAATGAATTAGGAAATGGTGTAAGTAAAGAAAACTCAATAAACGAATCAATTGAAAGAACTGTGAATAAATCTGTATCAACAGGGTCATCGGCAAATTTAATTGAATCAAAAACTTACGAAAATCCACAATTCTTAAGAATGAAGGATTTAATGAGTAAACTATAAATAAACAATAAATAATAAAAACCAAAAAAAATGGGAGCATTATTAGAATCAGGTCTTGTAGGTAACATCGGGTTAAAACACCTTAAAGTTATCAAAGAAGACACAATTAACAAATGGGACAAATTAGGGTTCCTTGAAGGTCTTAAAGGCCACCTAAAAGAAAACGTAGCTCAATTATATGAGAACCAAGCATCTTTCTTGATTAACGAAGCAACTTCAGATGGTTCTTCTAACGGAGCATTTGAAACAGTTGTTTTTCCAATCGTAAGACGTGTATTCTCTAAATTGTTGGCTAACGACATCGTATCTGTACAAGCAATGAACTTACCTATCGGTAAATTGTTCTTCTTTGTACCAAGAATACAAGGATATTCAAATCCATCTTCTGAATTGGCAAACGCATATCCTCAAACAGGAGTTGGAACTGCTGGTGGTCAACACTACGCACCAATAGGAGCACCTAACGGACCAACTGACGTTAACGCAGGTTATCCAGGTGGAACTGCACCTAACTATCCTTACAAAAAAGACTTGTATGACTTGTTCTATGAAGGAAATGAAGCTTCTTTAGATCCTCCAGGATTGTTTGATTACTCTAAAGGTAAGTGGACTGCTGTTACAGCAAACACTACTGTTCAAGCATGGGCAGGTTCTTCACTTGTTAATACTACATTAACAGCTTACTCTGGTAACACAAGAAAAGTTATCATGAAACTTTGTGGATTTGCTAACGCTGGTACAGGAAAACTTATCGGTCCTGATGGAAATGAAATGGATACCGAATCTTTCCTTTCTGATTTAAGAATCTATGGAACTTCAGCAATTTCTGCGGCAACTACACCTTGTAATGTATTTACAAGTACTTATAACGGTCAAACTGTATTTGTTCCTCTATTGTTTAGAGTTGTAACTCAAATTTACGGACAAGGAATTGTTACACCTACAAGTACTAACA